GTCGAGTTTTGGTTTGCTGGCTGTCACGCCTGCCTGTTGCTTGTTACGGTTGATTTCGAGCTGGGTCCACTTGTCGCGGAGTTTGGCCGGACTCAGCACGTTACCGGACCAGAAGTTGTCCTGGCAGGCCCAGCGGAAAAGCACACACATATCGCGGTGGTTACGTCCGTCACGTTCACGCATCAGGCGGATATCGTTAGCCCACCCTGCAAAATTCGGTTTTCTGGCTGATGGTGCGATGGTCTTCACCATGTCAAACATCCACTCTGCGGCGGTCAGGTCTTCTGCTGTTCCCCACTTGCTGCCGCTCTGAATTGCAGCATCCGGTTTAACCACAGAAAGATCGTTTTCTGGCTGGTCAGAGGATTCGCCAGAATTCTCGGACGAATAATCTTTTCTTTTTTCTTTTGTAATAGTGTCTTTTGTGTCCCCCTGTTTTGAGGGATAGCAATCCCCTAATTTGAGGGATGTTTTATCCCTCGTTTTAGGGGATTTTCCCTCGTTTTGAGGGATCTCCCTCATTTTAGGGGAACCTCCCTCGTTTTGAGGGATGCACCATTCTGAGATGTTTTTATTTGGTCCAAACATGCCGCCTTGCTGCTTGATAATATTCATTCTGACGAGTTCTAACTTGGCTTCATTGCACCGTTTGACAGGTAACTTTGTAATCTCGCTAAGTTGAGAATCGGTGATTCTGTCCATTGGTTTATTCCACCCATAGGTTTTACGCAGAATGGCAAGCAGCACTTTAAACTGTCGCTTGGTCAGATCTGCGCCTGAATAAGCCTCAATCAGCATATTTGATAGTCTGGCGTAACCATCATCGAGATCTGCCACATTACGCTCCTGTTCGGCAAAGTTACCTCTGCCGAAGTTGAGTATTTTTGCTGTATTTGTCATAATGACTCCTGTGGATTGATCCAGTAATTCCCTCAGAATTGCATATCAATTTGCTTAGAGTCCCCGGCGGCCACCGGGGATTTTTTCTTTGTGATTTCATCAAGCGCATACTTAAAAGCCCTGCTAATCGGACTGATGTCTGATGCCATTCCGAAAGCACACAAGACCGAAGCAATAAATCTCCAGTCCGTTCTGCTTATCTTCGATTCATGACAGCCAATCATCTTTGCCAGACCGCGCTGGGTAAGCGTTGACAGGTTGATGAGTAAATCTGTTTCTGCGCGATCAACGTCACGCTGTGATAGTTTGCTGTAACTTGTTTGTTCCATTTCTTACTATTTCCATAGGTAAATAATCACTAATACTCATCTTTCGATGAGTGATTAATTAGTTACCGCGTTGTCGGCGGTGCAGATTGATAAAGAGCGGTGTTACTTATGCTGCCTGATTCGGTTTTGGAAACAGGTGTGGTAAATCTGGGCGGATTTCGTAAGCCTTGATCTGCCCTCCAGTGGCGTTAACAATGGCGGTAACTTTCTCTGGAGAGACCAACCCGCCTTTCAGCCATTTATGTACTGCTGGCTGCGTTACACCACACTTGTCGGCAAGGCGCTTTTGGCTACCGACAATTTTCAAGGCTCGTTGAATTACTAAATTCATGAGCATACCTCTTGTGGACATTACTTATAACCAAAGATAACTCAAGTTATAAAAAATAGCAATAACCTTTGTTATTTTACTTTGGATAACCGTAGTTATAGATTTGTGGGTATGAAAACATTCGCAGAAAGACTAAATGCAGCCATGAGCTCAGCAGGGGTGTCACAATCACAGCTTGCTGACATGGTTGGAATATCTCAGCCAGCCATACAGAAGATGTCATCCGGTAAAACAAACGGATCTCGCAAGATGGTTGAATTAGCCAATGCTTTAAAAGTACGCCCTGAATGGCTTAGCTCAGGTATTGGTGAAATGAGGGATGGTGCACATGAAGAGCCATCGAATGTGCGTGAGTCATCTTTAAAAGCGGTGGTATGGGAAGACATAAAAAGAAACGATGACGAGTTTGTCGCATTGCCTCTTCTTAATGTTTCTCTTTCCGCCGGGAGTGGTAGCTGTGAGTTAGAGGAATCATCTGAGTTCTCTTTGGTTTTCAGAAAGTACTATCTGAAAAAGATGGGGGTATCTGAAAGCTCTGCCAAGCTGGTTAGGGTGATAGGCCAAAGCATGGAGCCAACCCTTCACGATGGTGATGTTGTTGGAGTCAACACGCAAGACACCACCATCAGAGATGGTAAAACCTACGCTATTTGTCAATCTGATTTACTAAGAGTAAAGACATTAATAGCCACACCTACATCCGTGATAATCAGATCAATAAATCGCGAAGAGTACCCTGATGAAGTAATGGATAGAGATGAGTTTCATGAAACAGTAAGGATTATTGGCAGAGTATTCTGGTCATCACATAGCTGGTAACCAGTGGCCTGAAGAAACGTTTGGGTGAGGAGGATAGATGGCGTTCACTGACCTTGAATATCAAGCGGTCAAAAAAGAAGTTCACCAATTCATTGAAAGCATAAGGCCGCCTGAACATATCCGCAATGAACTGGATATTGTTTATAGCATCAATGACCAAACGATAGATATCGGCGAACAGCGCCCCGTGTGGCAGGGCAACCCAGGTGAAACAAACATCCTGCCATCAGCAAGAATCAAGTACATACGTTCTCTGGATAGATGGAAAATCTATTGGATGCGGAAGGATATGAAATGGCATCAGTACAGTACTGAACTTTCGCTGACTGATGCGCTTGAGCTTGTGCGTGCTGACCCGGATTGCTGCTTCTTCGGATGAGTGAAGAGACATTTGGGTGATGGATGGTCGCAGAAGTGCGGCTTTTAATGTAATCGAAGAAAAGTAATCCTTGTAAAACTTGATTTGACTGTATTGTCACAAAGAAAGGAATCAACGATCGTTTCTTGGGTCTTGATTTGTTTTGACGATCAAATTAGTATTGCCTCATCAACTGTATGAGGCTTTTTTATGCAAACCAAAAGCTACACCATCAAAGCATTTCAGGACTTCTTACAGATGCTTCCTGAGCTTGGTATCGTCAATGATGCTACAGCCCGCAATCTCCGTGACTCTTCCCTGCGCCTTCTTACTGTTCTTGGGTCGGATTTCACCGATGCCGATATCCGTGATTATAGCGTTGCCAACTTAGCAAGTTCGTACGCAGACTCAGCAGAAAGCAAACCCTCTGAATCATCTTTGCAGGCATACAAAAGCCGGATGCAAAGTGCTATTGATAAATTTATCTCCTACCAGAATGGTGAGATTAATGTGTCAGTTGGTGATGTAAATAAAAAAAAGGAGCGTAAAAAGATGGCACCTAAGAAGAAGGCGGTAGCTGACGTACAGGTTGGTGTAAAAACATTTGAACTGCCGATTCCATTGCGCGGAGATCTTATCGTCACCATTGGCAACCTGCCTCGCGACCTGACAAAAGATGAAGCCAAGCGTATCAGTCTGATTGTGGAATCTTTTGCGATGATTGATGGCGGAACAAAAGAATAAAGCCCCGAGGGAACGGGGCTTTTTGGGTCGGAAATATATCCAGTATTTCCGAAGTGTATGGAGGATTACCTACCGCTACACCCTTGGCAACCGCAAGCCAAGGATAGCGGTTCTCCCAACAAACTACAACCTGTTCGGGTAAACAGGCTGTATACAAAAACAGGAGAAAAGCTATGGCTCACGATGTTAATCGCGATGACTTCATCTACGAACACGACAAGCCGGTTTATGTGCGCAGTTACTGCCGCATACGTTTCGGTGAGCTCGAACATGTTCGTCAGCACTTCCGCTCTTATCCGAGCTGCTGAAAATAACTAAATCTCAAACCCGGCCACCGAGCCGGGTTTTCTTTGCCTTACGATCCCCCCACCTAAAAAACATAACCAATTGTATTTATTGATGTAACTCGCTAAACCATGCAGTTATGATCCCTGCCCCATCACCTTCATCCTCAACATTTACAAAAATAAAATACCTTTGTTATCCATTATTTATAACTTATTTACCATGAATTATAAATTAAGTTATTGACCACACCTATAACCTGGGTTATCTTTAAGCCATCAGCAGGACGCTGGTAGCCAAACGGAACAGATTGGCAGGCTCTTTAACTTCGATGTGGCGCTGACAAAGCGCAAACAGATACCAAACGAGATGGGTTTGGCGGTGATGTGAATTGCAGCAGCAACGACAGCAACCAGAAGATCAGCATCTGGCGCATCACCACCAAAGCCATTTCACATGAGGAAAATATCATGACGGTAATCGTGTACGGGAAATCAACATTCGCAGGAAATGCCAAAACTCGCCGTCATGAGCGGCGCAGAAAGCTGGCTATCGAGCGTGATTCCATCTGCAACATCATCGATTCGATCTTCGGCACAGACAGTGAGGAAGCTGTTCAGGAAGCCCCGAGAAAGCGTTTAAGCCTTTCTGAAAAAGCAATATCACTCGGAAGCCTTCGCTGCAAGAAGTCAAAGTCAGAAGAGGTCGAGCGTAAACAGAACCGTATTTACTACCGCAAGCCACGCAGTGAAATGGGTGTGACTTGTGTTGGTCGCCAGAAAATGAAATTAGGCAGCAAACCACTTATTTGAGAGGAATTAATATGTCATCAATCCGCTTAACTACGAGAATGAAAGAGGAAATCGCTCGTAACGCTTTAATTAAGTCCGGGGTGTTCACTGAACTTGAAGAAGTAACAAAGTTAAAGAACCAGCTTGCACTTGACGCCAGAGTTATTGCGTTTGGCGGTAAAAAGAAAACTGAGGAAGTGGATCAGTTATCATCCAAGTTGGTAGCTATAAGTGAAGAACTTGGAAAGATGGGATGTTCATTTTACTCATACGATGTTAGTTCTACTTCAATTTATCTGACTGTATCTGGCAGAAGGGTTGGATGGCATTCATATGGGAAAGACGGCAACGGCAAAGATATATTGCTCCCTACTCCGATCAAAGATAAATGCATGTTTGACGCAGAACACGAAATAACAAAAAGGTTTGATGAAATCTGCGCATTGCAACAAAAACTTGAAGCCAAGAAAAAGGATATCGAATCAAATGTATGGGCTGCTTTGAACTCAGTCACAACAGTTAAGCGACTTATTGAAGTTTGGCCTGAAAGCAAAGAATTGCTACCAAAAGAAGCAGATAAAGCAAGTACAGCACTTCCTGCTTTACGGGTAGAAGATTTGAATAAGATGATTGGACTTCCTTCCGAGGCCGCATAGTCGGCCTTTATTTTTGGCATAAACAACAGAATAAATACTGCACTGTGTGTAAGCGTACATCCTGAACCGTCTGGTCAGAATCTGACGAATTAGACAAAGTGGTGTCCACCAAATAAGT